CGAATCTTTGAACGCCACGACGGAAGCCGAGGTGATAAAGGTGTTGCCGAAGGGAGTAGTTCCCGCACCCGTGTTGGTGAGAGCCGAGCGGAACACACGAGTCGCATCACCGATGTTAAACACAAAGTTCATATTCTGAACGCCGTAGAAACCCTGGTTATTGCTCTTGGGGTCAGCAAAGATGAAGGGCGATAGGAGCAGAGGCTCAGTAACCGTGAATTGAATGTAGATGTCCTGAGCCACACCATTGACAAGGGGTGTCGGGAGAGTGATGGGAGGAGCAGAGAGAGACGAGTTTGCGGTCGTTCCACCAATCGCATCAATCTGGAAAGCACCACGAGAGAACAGGTCGTTGTCGGCGGAGTTGTTCCAGCCACCGAGCGAGTTGAGGTTTGAACCAACACCCGAGGCATAGTCGGCGAGAAGGTCAAAAGCAACCGGAGTCATGCCGTTGTAGCGTTCCAACTCACGACGGTCGTTGAAGCGGAGAAGAGCAGGGAGGACATCACGAATGTTGATAGAAACGGAGTTGTTGTTGATAGTAGCGGTCATGACCGAAGCCAACTGGTGGAGCGGGAACGGGGCGAGAGCGTCCGTAAGGGCGAGGTCAATCGGCATCTGACCTGCGTTCTGAACCGTGCCTGTAACCACCAGTTTCAGCAAGACCGTTGATTTCCACATGACACGACGGTCAATAATCGTCTGTTCCGATGGAACTTGAATGTTCCACGAGCAAGACGACGGAGTCTGCGAAATGGCGACGAACTGCGAGGACGTCATGTTCTGACCTCCCTTATGGACGGCGTAGGAGACGGCATCGGTCACATTCAGGCGGTCATCTTTAACGAGAACTTTGGTGAAGTCTTGACTCATTCTTTTTATTATAGAGCAATAATAAAAAAAAGATAAAGTTTTCTTAACCGCCTTACAAGTCGTCCAGGTCAATGTTGTTGTAGTTCTTCTTTCGGAATAGAATCTTCATGTTGCCTACGCAACCCGAACCGACCAAGAAGGGGTGAATCAGACCATAGTTGTCCTTCCAGAAGACTTGAATGTCAATCTGGTTGGCGGGGGACTTGCCGTATAAATCCACCAGGCGGTATTCTCCACTCGGGACATAGTTGATGTCTGAAATGTAGCCCGAGGTCGCATTGACACCCACCTGGAAGTCTGTGACGATGGGGAATACATTTGCCGAAGAACCTATCGTGATGTTGTTCGGACTCGTGCCGTTAAGGATAAGAGGCAGACCCACATTCTCCATCACCACAGGAAGCAAGGTGGAAGAGAACACAATAGACTGGACGGGGTTAAACAGACCCGCCGTGGTGTTCTGCTGGTATTGCTGGATTGCCGTATATTGATTTGTTGTCACACCCACTGGCGAGAAGGTCTTAACGATGTAGAGACCCGCACCATAACTTGTATTGAAGTTGATGTAAGAATACAGGGGACTCTCTGGTGGGACATTAGGATACACATAAGGAAAGGTGTCAAACAGAGTAGAAAGTGCCTGGTTAAAGTAAAGATAGATGGGTTGAAACTGAACCACATTGTTGAACGCATTGTTGTCAGCCTGGACGAGGATAGTAGCATTAGAAAGATTCCAATTGACGGTGGGAGGTTGGTAGTTATTCTCCGTTGCTGGACCTGCGACCGCACCCGTCATATGAATGAGCGGAGGTGTAACCACACCTGCCGTGCTATTCCAACACGCACCATTCAGACCCCAGAAGGCATTAACGAGAGCGTAATTCACCATTGTCATCATGGTATTGTAGTTATATATGTAGTAGTATTGACCCGTAATCTCAGTAAGGGAGAGAGCCTGGTTGTTGGTAGGATTCCACACGGGAGGTGCTTGGGTTGCGTCCTCTGGTAGATAGACCACTGGAACGGTGAAGGTCTGGAGTCCCACCGAGTTTGTGAATTGGAGAGTGGTTTTGTAGGAAGTGACATTATAGAAATCGCCCTGAGAAGTGAAGGAGGCAGAGAGGGGGGTATAGAAGGGAAGGGTGACACCCACCAACTGAGGGGCTTCCAGCACAAGAGAGTTAATCAAGACAGTCTTGACAGTGTAAGTGCCGTTCAACACGCCACCGTTGTTGAGGAATATCTTGTCCCCAGCGACAAAGAGACTGATGAGACTGAAAGGGTTAGAGGCAGGGGTGATGTCAATCGTCAGTTCCTTCGTGGCTGGAACAAAGGCATAAGAGAGAATTTTAAGGTTCGCATACTCCACATACTGTGTTCCACCATCTACGCTGAAAGTAGCAGAAAGGTTTCCACCAATGTAGTTAGAGGGAACGGCAACCGTAACTGGATTGTCGTTGCGACAAACAAGACTGGTGTGTCCCTGTAAGGTAAGATTCACTGACTTCACACGGTAGTAGTTGTTGCCCGTAGCGACATCTGCTCCCTGGTTCGTCAAGAATCCACCCGAGTAGCCTACATAGATGACCGAACCCGCCACCACAGGGATAGGTGTGTAGAGGTTAATGTCAAAGTCAGTAGCACTATTAGAAGGTCCAGCCATAGACTGAATCGGATAAGTTCCACCGAAGTTGCCGTTGGTATTCAGATTGATTTGGGGAATGAAGCATGGGAGTGTCGGAGTTTGTAAATAGAAGCGAACGATAGACATGTAGTAGTCTTGCGGACTTTGGAGATAGTAGTTGCTACGAGTCTCTTTGTATTGAAACCGCACAGGCAAGGCGGGGAACGATGAATCGTTGTTAATGAGATTCATGTCGTAGTAGATGTGTGTCGGTTGCTGGTCGGCATTACTCTTTTGGAATCTCTGAACGGACATTCTTTATTATATAGGGGGTAAATTAATTTAATTCTTTTTTAATGAAGCCCCACCGTAGAATCCGACTTTACCAGTAAAGATATGAGATGATTCCCACATATTTACCACATTCTTACCACAATTAATCAAAAAGATACTTACAATAAGAGATTACTGGGAAATATATGGGAATAATTTTAAAATTATTCCGTTTAAGTATGTGGTAAGTATCTTTTCTGATATTTTTATGTAATAATCTATATGTAAGTATATGGGAAATATCAAAAAAGATATAGTAAGTATCTTTTTCTCTTCTTTTATATTAATTCTTGTAATGATTGTGTGTTTCGTGGAGTTTTTAAGTTAATTATTCGTCATTGACGATGACCTTCTTCCACTCAGGCTTGTCCTCCATCGGCTTGGGGACTGCGTCCTTGTATCCAGCGACGGTGAGTTCGTAGATGACATTCTTCCCCACCTGCTTGGAACACCACAGGCGAATAGATGTGGCGTTCTCGTTGTCAGGAAAGGTGAGGAGACCGCACTTCGGAATCCGACCGTGTCCCTTGAAGAACTCAGGAGCGAAGCCATAGAACTCAATGAGGAACGAGATAATCATAATATAAGTTTTGCTCTCGTCCTTGGGGGCGGTGTGGGAGCGAATGGCGAACTTGATGTGCTTCTGGAAGGTAGGATAGGTGATGGTCTTGTTCTCAATGATGGGAAGGCACTTCATCTCGTGACCGCCCGATTCCTTCTTGGCGTTCTGGAAGAAGGACATCGTTTCAAAGGTGGCTTCCAGCGGACGGAAGTTGAAGGCTTCACGGACTTCCTTAGGCATGGGGGGGATACGAGCAGATGACATTGTATTCAGGGAACTGGTTGGCTCTTTTATTATCAAAAAAAGGCAATCAATTTTTATCGGTGATGATTGAATAATGGAGGGTTGGAGGATATGATGGAGGATTATCGGTTTGCTTTGAAGAAGTCCTCCCAATCAGAAAGCAATAGGACTCGTTCTGTTTTGTCTTTGTCTCCCCAACTCGGTCTTTCGTGCGAGTTCTCTCTCACCCACTTGGTTAAGTCAGTAAGAAAGCCAGTTGCTACACTAATGTATTTCCCCCAAATGTCCTGATTCATAACCTTTTTGAACCACTTTATCATATCATCAATAGGGTGTGCTAATCCAATCTTGTATTCATGGAGGTCGTATTCTTGTGCGAGTTTCCCTGTCATTGTGTCCTTGATACTTTTTGGAATACGAGGAGGCGGTGATGCTTTTTTTATTCCCATCTGTGAAGGTCTCTCTGCTTCTTTCTTCGGTAGGTCCAGTCGGACTATTTCAGACCGAACAAAGTCCTCTATTTCCTCCTTAGACGGCTTCTTCTCTCCTTGGCTCTTCTTGCCTTTGTTAATAATCTTCATTGTAGTCGGGGCAGGTCCTGCTACTGCTTTTGCGATAATCCCCAACAGTTCCGCCAACCCATCATTTCCAATCTCGGGTTTCTTCTTCGGTTCTTCTTTGGGAGGTTCTGATAAATCTCCAATCTCTGGTTTCCTCTTCTTCAAGATGTCTTTGAGGGGAATGGCTTTGGGAGCGACTTTGGGGGCTTTGGCTTGTTCCAGCATCGCCATGAGTTCCGCTTTGTTCTTTCCCGTAATCCCCTTCACGCCCAGTGCTTTCAGTTCCGCCTTCATCTCAGGAATGGTCGGCATTCTTTATCTATATGGTTGATTATAATTATTGCTATTATTATATTCAATTTTTATTTAGCGATGATTGAAAAGTGGAACATGGAGGATATGGAGGAGAAATCGTCGGTTCGCCAGAAACGGAGATGGGGTCGGACAGAGTATGATTTGGCTGGAAAGTCTAAAATAAGGTCAATATCCTCAATCCTCCATTCTTACTTTTAAATCATTTATCTATTTTGACATAGTTCGTCTGCTGAGTCGCAACGCTATGACCCATTGCCTCACTATCGGCTTTCATCTCCTGTCTCACATCACCGTATTTTGATGTCAAATAAATGGAGCGTAACATGGACGACCCTACCTTCTTGCCGAAGACCTTATTGAGAATACGAGTGATGCTATTGACTTGGTCTAACGGCTTCCCATCATCAAACACCAGGAACGGGACAGGGACGAACTTCTTTGTCATCTTACCCTTGATGAGTGGGTGGTGCTTGATGTAGATGGAGAGGACGGCTTGGAGCGTCTCTGGGAGCGGGACAATCTTCTGACCCTCCTTCTTCTGGGTCTTGTAGCGGTTCATAATCATTCGGCGACCGTCCCAGTCCAGATAGTTGGTGTCGGTAGGTGACTGCTCGGTGGCGGACTTAGCAATCACCATCTTCTGATACTCGTTGCGTCGTGGAGGGAGGCACACATAGAGGGAGAGGACAACGAAGGAGAGGAGGGTGTTGTATTGCGACTCGGAGAGTTCCTTAGAGGGGAATGAATCCACCTTCTCTTTCAACTCGTTCCAGTGCTTCTCCACCTCGTCCCACTTCAACCAGTTCTCCTCCTGCGTCTCGGACTTGGTGTTGGTGGATTCCTCTGCCTTCAACTCCTTGTTCTTCTCCATCATCAACTTGAAGTATTCGTCGTAGAGTTTCTGTTTGGGCTTCGTGGTCTTATCCAGTGCGAGGACGGAGGTAATGCTAATCAAGTAGCCCCGTTTGGTGTTCTCTTTGTAGGGGGCGAGTTTCTCCGTAATCTTTCCGACCTCTTTCAGGAAGTTCAGATTCTTCAGGGGCTGGTTGTCATTCAGTTTCTCCAAGTTTCGGAGGTAGAGTTTAACAGAGGACTCGGCAAGTTTCTTTTCGGTCAGGAGGCGGTGTTCCAATTCTTTCTTGAACGGAGTATCCATCTTTTTATTACCTGTAAAGATTAAAAAATAAAAAAAAATATTTTGTAAGAATAAATGAACCGTTACCTGGACGACGAAGAGCATTACCTCTTCCACCAGACACCCAATGAATTAGCCCTTGCCCTCATTCAGACTGTCCCCATTGAACCTACCGACAGAGTTTATGAACCGTTCCGAGGCGAGGGGTCGTTCTACCGCCAGTTCCCAGAATGCGAGAAGCACTGGTCGGAGATTCGGGAAGGACGGGACTACAAGGACTTCACCGAGGAAGTGGATTGGGTCATCACCAACCCCCCCTACAAGATAAACGACAAAAACGGCTTCTTCCCATTGGTAAAGGAGTTTGCCCCACGAGTCAAGAAGGGAATCTGTTTTCTCGCTTCTGGGGTATGCCTTCAAAGCCTCACTCCGCTCCGCCTCAAAGAGTTGGAGGACATGGGCTGGTATGTCAAGTCGCAAATCGTGGTGAATGTGAAGAAGTGGCGTGGTAGGTATTACTTCATTACCTTCACCAAGGAACGCAATCCGTCGTTCTCGTATATTATTAATAATTTTTAATCTTGCGGTATATAAATGCCTGACATTGACACTATCGCCACCATCAAGAATGAAGTCGTCGGTCCAACTGGTCCGACCGGTTATATCACCATAATAGACTATATGAACCTCAATGGTTGCTATGTATCCCCCACGAAACCGATATTGGAAAAGAATTAAATATTGCTTCCTAATAAATGGATAAGTATGCTCTCCAAAAAGTAGAGATTCGGAATACGATTCCTCTCGCAGAGGCGGAGAAGCACTACAAGAAGATTACCAAGAAGAAAGCAAGGAAGGTTCGTGAATCCGCCAACTTCTATCAGTTCCGTTATTTACCGCCCACCAAGTTTGAGAG